GTTGTACTGGGGAATATCTACACGCGAACGTAACTACGGGTCTAGTTAACCCGTAGAAAAGTTCGTTTGAAAATCAATGAATCGCATTAGAATCTCACGGCAACTAAAGCATAATCTTCAATAACCTGTGGTGGTTGACCTTGAGCATCGATGTTCGTTGCTTGACGGAAATAACCACCGCGACCATTTTCAGCAGGAGAACCAATAGCAACTCCTTGCCAGTAACCAGTCTTTGTTTCCTGCTCAGTAATTGGGTAAGCTAAATGCCATGCCATCATGTACTTTAAAAGCTGAACAAAGTATTGCGGCATAGCAAATTCAGGAGTCTGATACGGATAATCAATATAGACTTCTTGGTAGTTCGTTATTAGCTTGTCGCCTTGTATTTCCCATTCTTTTACAGGACGGGCATAAGCATTAGATGTTTCGAATACAGCTCGTGGATTGCCAAGTCTATCGCCCGGCAATTGGTATTCATACGTCCACTCACTCACCGGAGTGGTCACTAACCTAGCTAGCTTAACTTTCTTGTAGGCAAACGACCAAGGATACATTGATAGCGTCATATCCCTAGTATCAGAGTATAGACGGTCGCAAGTGTTGGCCTCATCTGTACCATCATTAAATGACGAAATAGGAGACGCACCCAATAGGATTAATGCGTCGGCACAGATTGAAACTGCTGTATCGCCTGCTGCCATGCTAACCTCTCATGTAAAAAAGGGCCAGTCCTAAGCTTACCCAGAACTAGCCCCGTATTGCTTATTTACGGATTAGTCCGTGTCAGTAGCTGAAACCGTTGTACCGTCAGCAATATCTACCGCAGTAGAGCTTACAGCGTTCACATAGGTCAACACTAGACTTGGAGTCGTCGTATCGTAAACAAAGATGATATCGCCAACCTTGAGCGTGTCTTTCAGAGACAAGAAATAGTCTGCAGTATTAACAGTCGCTTGAGTATCAGCGGTTTTATACAGGTACATCGATGGTGCATTGCCAGCTTTAGCAGCGCACACCGTTACCCAACCAGTTGAAGAAAATGCCATGTCAGCCTCCTAGATCAAGATTCACGGCAGATGATCTTGACGATACCTTCATCGTCAATAGCCACTGCGCCAGCGGAGAACATCGACGCGATCAGGAAGGAAGTCTTCTCTGGTACGTAGTTGATCTCAGTTTTTGGAGCGATACCTTCTGCCAGACCAACAGCGTCGCCGTGGAATGCAAAGCAAGTACGGTCATTGGAGCCATCTTTAATCAGGCCACCTTCAGTACGATCACCTAAAACGTGGAAAGTGAAGCCCATGAATGTGTTGATCTCACCCTGAACCAATGCCTTAACGGTATTGAAGTCAGACGAAGTAACAGCAGTCTCAGACAACAAGCTAGCCAAGCTAGATGCGTGAATGATGATGTGACGGTTATCCATCGGGACATTGTTTGTGTTCAAAGTCTGCGATGCTGCACGGAGTTTTGCCACGTTCATGTTACTGTCAGTAGTACCGATGTCATTGCTGACGCTAGTTGCACTTGATGCAGTCAAGGCATCCAGAATCAATTGATCCTGACGACGACCGATAGCATTCGATACAACCTTAACCAACTCACGACGCTCGTCAAAGTTGACCTTTGCTTGCATAAAAATATCCGAATACTCAGCAGCGATATAGTCGCTTAGAGTTGCGGTTACTTGTGAGTAAGTAACATTCAAAGGGGTTACATCACTCTGTGGTACACGTACCTGAGCAACACCCTTACCAATTTTAGGGAACTTATAAGTAGAGCCTACTACACCTGAACGGACACGGACAGCGGAACGGAGAACCGCCGAAGCCTGATAGGCTTGTTTAACTTCCGCATCAAACAGGGTTACAAAGGCTGTAGACAGATTAATAGCCATTTTGTTTACCTTTTGACAAAGTTATGAAAGAGTTCTCGCTGTCGGTGAGCCGGGAGCCGGGCCGGTTGCTTGCAGTAGGATGCCAGCCAGTTGGGTACAACCATATAAGGGTCAGTGATCTGATATGCCTTGGATACGAATTCTATCGAACTTTGTCTATAAAGCAAGTGGTTTTGATAATTATTTGCAAAAAAAAGCCCAGCCGAAGCTGGGCAACTCCACTGGCGCGGAGGGAAGGAACTTAACCGTACCGCTGTTGAAACAGCTTTTCTACTCTCTGACGATAAGATGGATCACTTACATATTTAGGATCACCAACCATAGACTGCAGCTCTAGGTCTGTCGGCATTCCGTCAACAGATTCTTTGCCATCGGGGATTCTTCCCTCATAGGCTGAACGGATTTTTGACAGGGCTTTCATTCCTTTAGCTGTGCCACCCATAATCTTAAATTCTTCAAAGTCTTCAGCCGACCAGACGCCTTTATTGACCAGACCTCTAGCCCAATCTACCATGCCATTAATAATAGCGTTGGAATTTGGACCAAGAGCGCGACGTTCTGCCTCTAAATCTATATCAGGGGTTCCCATAACATTGGAAGCCCCATCCATTATTTGAGTAGCAAGCTCGTCAAATGCAGCTTGAGATACACCATTTTTTGCCGCCCAATCTTTAAACATTGGGACCATTGGCATTTGGTCAACATTCTCTCCAAAAGCAGATAAATCATATTTTCCTTCAGGCGGTGCTTTATGCGCCCCTTTGGAAACCATCTTGCGTAAGTCTTTCCACGACTTCGCCATGCCTTCCAAGTCAGGCTCATTACTATCTTTCTTCCAAAAATTTTCAGGCCACCAGTCAGGACGATCAACTGCCTCATCATCAGGGATTGATTCTGCTGTCCTGTGTTCTACTGATGCTTGACTATCAGAAGGAGCATCACTAGCTTCAGTAGGCTCTACGTTGTCAAGTAGGCCAGTAGGTTCTGATGCTGCTGAATCACTAGGCTCGACTGCCGTATTAGTATCGCTCAAAAGTTCCTCGCTCGATTAATTCGGGATTCAATCTCTTTTACTAAAGAGCATCTCCCTTCCAAAAAAAAGCCATAAGAAGGATCACTTCCCGGCCCCCAGCATGGCTGCTCAACGGTCAAATCTCTTAACCATTTAAGCAGCTTTTGCCCTTCTTCTGTGCCAAATACACGCAAGCACAATTTATCTGTATCACTAGATTCTGGTGGCTCAAGCGACTGCTGCATTGCCTCCAAGTCGTCCCATCCACTCATACGGCTCTCCTTCGATTATTTCTGTAGTAGTTAAATCTGCTTCTGCTTCTTCCGTCGCATGGATGCAGTACCAAATACAATCTGTTTCGCTAATAATTACATGACTACAGTTAGCCTTAATCTCAATACATGCTGGCGCTTCGTATATCGTTTGTTCACCATCAACATCAACACAAGCAATACCTTTGGCTAAGATAGATAGGTGCGAATAATTGTGAACATGCTTAGCTACTGCATACCCTTTAGGAATGAAATGCTGCTTAGCATATAGACCAGCAGCAAAGTGATGACTAATATCAGGCTGCAATTGGACCTCCTTGCTGTTGTTGAGCCATCGCCATAGTTACATTCTGTTCTGTTTGCATGTTCTGCGCTTGCTGCATTAAGTATCCACGCTCAGCAGCAGAGTTACGCACAGCAGACGGTATGCCAAGCTTGTCGCCAATGTAATCAATCAAGTCACCAGTCTTAACTGCAATCTGACCTTCTTGACCAAGTGAATTAGCAATCTGCATAAACTGCATAATATTGTTAATTTCTTCCATGTTCTGCGCCATAGCTAGCGGAGCAACAGGAGACACCTTAACCTCAAGGCCATTAACACGAAGTGGCATATTAATTAGGCCACGCTCGTCCATCACTTGCAGAATACGAGACACCATCGGTATCATCGTCTCATTAATCAAGCGACCAAATGCAGAGCCAAGGTTTTGTGCCAGCTCTTTCATACGCTCAACTACTTCCGTAGCAGAGCGTGCAGACATATTGTCTGGTGGCAACGACTCATCAAGCAATGTGCGCTTAATGTTTTGACGCAGATCGTTAATTACAATCTGGCTTACGTTAAAGTCACCAGCACGAGCTAGTGGTCGTAGTGATTCACCTTGTGGTCCACCGTTCCTAGCAACAGGAATGATAGCGCCGGGCAGTATCTTGACTGTCTGTGGATTAAGAACACCATCATCTGCTGCGGTATAAACACCAGCAACAGCTAATGACGCATTCTTTAATAGAAGTTCAAGGGTTTTGTTCAGTGTTTTAATGTCAGGCAGTGCTGTAAGCAATGGTCCACGACCATAAATCTCACCAGCTATTTTTGAATAGCGGCTGATAACCCAAGGAGACGATGCCATACGACGGTAAACGATTTCTTCTTTACCACCAGTAACGCATATAACGTGATAGCACCAGTCGCCACGCTCATAATCTAAGATGGTAGCTTCCATTAAGTCCATCTCATCGGTGGGCTTAGTAGCTATTAAGTTCTTTAGATTATCAGAGAACTCAG